AGTCAAACAGATTGCCAAAGACAAAGGCAAGAAAGAAGCTCAGTACTCTTTCTTCAAGAGAGGACCAGTTGATGAAGTGCTTGAATGGGCACTCAAGAATGATGATCAGCTTGAGCTTTTTGAGGAAGAGTATTTGAGCGGTTGCCTTACTTGGGGGCTATGTGATTCAGGTTTATCAAAGAAAGTTATCTCTGAAATGGATTATGAAAAGTTGAAATAAATTTATCTTCATCTGTGTTTAAGATTATCCGCTCCACCTCTTTGAAGTGAATTTGTTGATGCGAAGCACATTGAGCGGACCAATCTCAGCCTCTTTTTTTCAGTGAAGAAACTTGTAAAATACTAAACTCAAATCGAGGCTGATCTATCTGAAATAAAAAATCTCAGCCTCTCTTTTAGAGCAAAACCATCATTCAGAATTTAGACTAAGATTGAGGCTGATATATCTAAATTTTAAGAATATCAATACCGTTGGCTTTCAAATACTCTTCACCTGTTGAGATCCATCTTCCATCTCGATCTTCATAAATCACTGATTTGATACCAGCATGATGAATTAACTTAGCACACATTAAACAAGGTGGAGCGGTGACATAAATCGAGCATCCATCTGTTGCAATTCCATTTCTAGCAGCATTCGCAATTGCATTAAATTCAGCATGGTGGCAACCTATTTGGCTTTCTGATCCACTAGCTATTTGACATCTATCTCTAAGACAGTCAGCACCTCCACAAAGACCGCTTTGTTTGCGAGCAATACCATTGAAAGAAGAGATGATAGGAACATCACCTTTGACTATCACAGCACCTACTTTGGCTCGACTACATGGTGAAAGCTTAGACATGATCTGAGCTATCTCTAAAAAGGCTTTGTCTTTATCTTTCACTTCATAGGTGACAAAATCTTGACTTTGTGCCAACTCCATCAGCTTTTCCTTAACAGTCATAACAATCGTCCTCTTTGGATGCAAGACAAGCAATCTCAGAAGCAAGCTTGATGATCGATTTAGATCTCTTTCCACATTTGCCTTTATTGCCTACAGCATAGCGACCGAGAGCAAGACAAACATCACCTTGACTAGTTGTCAGCCATGTTTGATATGCCTTGATACCATACTCAATCTCATCGCAACCTTGACAATCAACAAATTGCTTTTTCACTTGCATGATACCTTCAGCACCTACAGATGAAATAAGACCTCTCTCAAACTTGCTCTCATAGAAAGCAATCGCAATCATCAAGTTAGGATCAACTCCCATTCTCTCAGCCGTTGAAGCTACTTGTTGGCAAGCTCTCATCCTGCTTGGGATTGACTTAGCTAAGATCTTCTCCCAACCTAAATCTTGTTTAACTTGATTGGGATTAAAGATCATTCCCATCACAAGCCAGCATACATCAAAAAAACTATTCATCTTCGTCCTCGTCTTTGGTGATATCATCCCAACTTTCATCATAAGAAATATCATCGTATGCGATGATGATTGCATTCTGATCAAGTATTGCTCTACAACTCTTGCAATAGTGGTATTCCATACTTGAGCCTGCTAAGGTCGATCTAATTTCATTGTGGCATCTTAGGCATTGCATCGATAAGCTCCATCGTTTTTGGGAAGATACTAGACGCAATAGTATATACAGCTTTTGCAAATTCTTGCATTTCAAATTGAGAATGATGGTCAAGACGAAGCTTTAAAAAGTGCATGATTGCCTGAGTACTAGCAGACCAGATGCATTCACTATAAATCCCAACGGGCAAAATCATTCTCGCTTGCTCTCTACATACTCCCAAATCAAGCAATCTTAGATAATTGTAGTAGGCTACTTGATAGCCTTGAGCAAGCAAAGTCAAAGCCTCGTCCTCTCTATTATCATCAAGGCATCCACTTGATCCTTGCTTGTTTTTAGTATCTTGCAATCTGAAATGATCAGGATAAAAAAAACTCTCTTCAATCTTGGTGTATCGTGCTGATTGCTCATTCCATGCACAGCCAACTTGATGCTTCATCCATTGCCTTAAAATGAAGATTGGTGCTTTAATTCTGAATTTTATGTTGCCATGTCTAAAGGGACTTGAATGATTGTGATCCCAAAGATATCGCAAAAGCCTTTCATCTCGATCAGTCCATTCATCACTTGCTCCAGCATAAGAGACACGAGCGGCGTTCACTATTGCCAAATCGTCTCCCATATGGTCAACCAATTCAACAAAGCCATCACTAACATTTATCTTCATCTTTTCTCCTAGAAAATTATTATATAATATTATATAATATTATACTTTCATGTGTTTATATAACACAAAGCAGGAGACAAAATTATGTTAAATATCAAACTCATCAACAGGCTGATTTGCCTTGAGCAAGTCATTGATGCAATGTTCAAAGACGATGCACCTGAGATTGCTGAAGCTTTAAAATTATGCATCAATATCATATTTGGCGATATGGTAGCAGATCATAACAATGCAATTGAGCAACAATATTTCTCAGATAAAGAGGTTGAGGATAAGATCGCTGATCTATCTAAAACTAAAACTATACCAAACCACATCAAAGAAATTCAGAGCTTATACAATCAACTAAAGGATAAAAATAATGCTTAATCGATTTACACTTATTGGGAGACTTGGCAACGATCCACAACTCAAAAGCTTTGGCGATAAAGAAGTTGTCAACTTTTCTGTTGCCTATAGTGAAAAGGTAAAGGGAGAAGAGAAGACCACATGGTTTAATTGCGAAATGTGGGGCAACTTTGCGAAGATTGTACAAAGTCAAGCAAAGAAAGGCGATAAAATCACCGTTATTGGTCGCATTGTTATCAACGAACATGAAGGCAAGCAATACATCAAAGTCATTGCCTCTGAGGTCGTATTTCTATGATGAAACCTAAAGATCGCAAATCGATTTTAAGTCTATATGTATCAACTAAGCTGATCAGCCTACTAGACACGATCAGCGATAGGCATTCAGTTAAGATTTCTAAGTTGGCTGAAAAGATATTGCTTGACGGTCTTCAAAGAGATCAAATTGATCTTGCTCTTGAAATCGATGATGATGATGCTATTGAGAAAATCACAACTAAGATCATCAGAAAGCTAGATCATGGCAATGAATGAAAAGACCAAGCTTATTAAGCAAAGAACAGGGATGACTTTAAAAGCTTTAGCTAAAGAAATCGGCTATGCAGAAACATCTTTAACTTGTGCATTGAGAGGGCATTATCAAATGGGCTATCCATTGGCTAAACTCTTGGCACAAAAGACAGGTATGTCCCCGCTTTACTTCTTGGAGGATGATCATGGCAATGAATGAAAAGACCAAACTCGTTAAAGAGAAGACAGGGATGAGCATTAAAGATTTAGCTAAAGAAATCGGATATCATGAAACGACTATTGTCAATGTTCTGAGAGGTAAGCATCAATCTAGCTATACATTGGCCAAAATACTCGCAGAAAAGACAGGGCAAAGCCCAATTTACTTTATGGAGCATGATCATGGCAAAGAGTAAAACAACCGATAAGATCGTTAAAAATGATACAGTTGATTCTAAAGTTGGCAAAAATAGCACAGCACTATCAAAAAAGCCACAAGAGGATAAATCTGAAATCGCAAAGCAAAAGCGACTGATCTCAATTGAGCAAGTGCTTGAGTTTATATCTCAAGGCCTCTCTCAAGGTGATGCTCTTTCCCTTGTTGGTGTTGCATATAGTACTTGGAATGGCTGGATGAAGAATGATCCTGAATTGGTGGCTGATATCAAGAGAGCTGAAATCTCTTTAAAGATCAAGCATCTTCAGAATATCCAGCGACATTCAGAGAACGATGTCAGAGCATCTCAATGGCTACTAGCTCGCAAATTCCCTTCTGAGTTTGGAGAAAAGCAAACGATCGATATGAATACAAAGAGCGATGATAGCAAGGTGATCATCAATGTCATCCAGCAAGTGCAAAAAGAAAAGCATGGTCAAACGATAGAGATCAAGCATGAACTTCCAAATGAGAACGATCATGGCACAGACGAAGAAGATTGATATTGAACTAAAACTCAATCCCCTGCAAATCGATCTAGTTGATCGCTTGATTTACTCTGATGATGCCTTCATTGCAGTGAGAGCAGGTTGGGGCAGTGGCAAGACTTCAGCTTTAGTCTTTGCCTTGTGGACTTGGTCAAGTATTCATCCCAATAAGTCATCTCTCTTAGTCACTGATACCGCTCCACGATATAGATCAGTGCTTGGTCCAGAACTTGAGAAATGGCTTGCTCCTTATGGTTGGGTCTATCATCAACAAGACGGCAAATGGATTGCTCCAAATGGGCATGTTGTTTGGTGTAGATCCTACTTTAGACCAGGCACAAGAGATGCGACACATAACCCGCTTGAGGGTCTTAATATCACAAGTGGTCTTGCCTTGATTGATGAGTGCCAAACTCTCTCTGAAGAAGTAGCACAAAAGACACTTGGTCGTCTTAGATCAGGTCCATCGCCTAAGCTGATCATGGTAGGCTTGCCTGTATGGGATGCATGGTGGGTGAGTTTTGCTGAGAAGGCTGGATGCACTCCAATCTTTTATGCAAGCCATGTGAATAAAGCCAACTTATCTGAAGCTTGGTTTGATGCAGTCAAGAACTTGCCTGAAAGCGAACGGTTGGCAATGGTCGAGAATCAACCTAGACCACCTCAAGGCGTGATATATAGCGAATGGACTTTATCCCATGTTGTCAGCAATTGGAAGTATGATCAGAGCATGTCATCAAGGCTTGTCATTGACTTTGGCTTTAGAAAGCCGTCCGTTCTGATCTTAACTCATGATCCAATCTTAGAAGCTGATGTTATTTGTGCTGAGATCAACCCTCAAGAGATCACTCTTTCAGAGCTTGCCAAAGAGATCTTAAAAATTGCTTGTCCTAGAGATATGGCTAAGAAGTATCCCAATCGTATTTTGCTTGATGGTGCAAGCGGTGATAAGGCTGGATCAGCTAGATCAGATCGTACCGCTCAATCAGCCTTTCATGAACTTTCAAAGCCAGCTGATCAAGGTGGCATAGGTATGCCTTTTCGATGGTGTACTGATCCAATACGAACGGATATCTTAAACGGTATTCAACGAGTTAAACGGCTAATCCATCAACGAAGGATTTTATGCACCTCTGAGGTTTGGGAAAGAGGAGCAAATGCTATGGGAAATTCATTTAGAAAAGCGATCTTATCCTATGCTTGGGATGGCAAGGAAACACCTAAAAAGGACGGTCGAGAAGATCCACTAGACGCATTGAGATACGATGTCATTAACTGGCTTTGGAGAGATAGCGAGATCATAGCTGATAAGCCTGTGCCTACTACATCTCCAACCGTCAAGAGCAAGCTTAACTTGGTGCAATCACATATCAAAGCGATGAGAAGTCATTAAAATGCAAGATAAATTCAAGAAGATCACTGATGATCTAGCACAAATCTTATCTATCAAAGATGAAGCCTATGGCAACGCCTTTGATAAGACAACTCAAATTCTATCCTTGCTTTATCCCAATGGGATTAAGGTTGAGCAATACAAGGACTTGCATGTCATCATTCGTATGCTTGATAAAATCTCAAGGATTGCAAGGGATAATGATCCACTTGGTGAAAGTCCTTATATGGACATAGCAGGCTATTCTATTCTTTCACTTGCTAGGGATAACAAATGCTAGAAGAAAACAAAATCCACCTTGGCGATTGCCTTGACCTTATGCCGTCAATTCCATCGAAGTCGGTTGATATGATCCTTTGCGATTTGCCTTATGGTACAACGGCTTGCGAATGGGATAGTATCATTGATATGGCTAGGCTTTGGCAAGATTATGAACGAGTGATTAAGGATAACGGAGCGATTGTTTTAACGGCAAACAATGTCTTTACTTTCAAGCTATGGTCAAGCAATCCATCGCTTTTTAGATACAGATGGATTTGGATCAAGAGTTTAAAAACTCAATTTCTCAATGCAAATAGAAGACCTTTATCGCAATTTGAGGAAGTGATGATTTTTTACAAAAAACAGCCAAAATATAATCCTCAAATGCAAGATGGCAAAGCATATAAAATAAGTAATGAGAAATCTTCAATCGGTGGCAAGAGTGCCTATGGTGATGAAAAACTGGTTAGAATTCCAACAGTCAATAATGGTGAATATTTTCCCAGTGATATTTTAGAATTTTCAAATGAGATAGGATTTCATCCAACACAGAAGCCGGTGGCCTTGTTTGAGTACCTAATCAAAACCTATACCAATGAAGGCGAATTGATCCTAGATAATTGCTCAGGTAGTGGCACAACGGCAATCGCTTGCATGAATACCAATCGCCGTTTCATTTGCATTGAGAGGGATGAAACCTATCACAAGAAGAGCATTGAACGAATGAACAACCATGAGCCACTTTTCCACTTAGGAGCAACATGATAGGCAATGCACTTTTAGCAAGATTGGCGATTGATAGCATCATCATGGATTTTTACATTCCATTGGATGCAATCTATCAACTCACAGATCAAGCGATCATCGATAGGCTGAGAGAGCTGGAGCTTTCCTATCAAGGTAAAATCAAAGAGGCTAGATTGTTTATGCATAAAATGGAGATGATATGATGCAGAAAAAAGAAAGAAGGTGCATTTAATTGAATATAAAATAACGGTCTTAGTGTTATTATTTTATACTCAATCACAAAGGAGAGAATATGATTG